CCGAGGTGGCCCCCGAGGTGATCTACGGCGGTTCCCGCGTGGAAATCGGCGGCGGCCGGATTTCGGGGGACGGTTCCGTCGGGGCGTGGGCGGCGAAGTGGCTGCTCGATTACGGCCTCGTGGTGCGGGGCAAGTACGGCTCACTGGACCTCACGACGTACAACGAAACCACCACCCGCGCCCTGGGACGCAACGGCATCCCGACCGACGTTGAAGGGCTGGCGAAAATCCACCCCGTGCAGGGCGTGGCGATGTGCCGCAACGGCGACGAGTTCTGGGCCGCGGTGGGCGGCGGCAAGCCGGTGGCCCTGTGCTCCAACCGCGGCTTCACGAACCGCCTGTCGCGGGGGTTCCTGTCGCCGTCCGGAACGTGGAACCACTGCATGGAGGGCCGCGGCCGGTTCACGCACCCCACCCGTGGGAAGTGCGGTATCATCCAGAACTCGTGGACCCCGTCGTGGCTCACCGCACCCACCCCGGAGGACCGGGTGATCGAGTACGTGGACACGGACGGGTCGGTTCGCGCCATCGAATTGCCCGAGGGGTGCTTCGCGACGACGTTGGACGTGCTCGACGGGATGTGCCGTCAGCAGGATTCGTTCGCCCTTGCCGGTTTGAAGGGGTGGACGACCACCCGATTCAGCTGGTACGTCTAGCCCGGCTCGGCGGAATCCGGTAGGATGGCCGCATCCACGGGATTCCGCCATGTTCCGCCGTCGCTTCCTCGCCTTGTGGGTTGCCCCGTTGTTCGCCCCCGCGGTGCGGGGTGCCGACTCCCCCGCGATTCTTCTTGAACTTGAACGTGCCCGCCGGGAACGGGCGGGTGTCGTTCCACCCCCGGCCCCCGCAAAGGTGTCCGTCGCCGGGCCGAAGTACGATCCCGACCACCGCTGCGACCACTGCGGGTACGAATCGCCCCGTGGCGAGGGCACGTGGATCATCACCGGGTTTCGGGGCGACGGCGGACACACCCACAAATGCCCGCGGTGCGGCACCGTGTGGCACCACGGTGGACATACCCACGCCGAGGAAAGCCCCCCAAGCGTCACCTACACCCTGCCCCAGGCGTCCGGATGTGCGAACGGGAATTGCCCGTCGCCGTCCCGCGGCCGCGGGCTTTTTCGGAGATGACAATGCGCATCCTGGAACGCCTGGCCAACACCGCCTTGGGCGAACGTGTGACCGCCCGTTTGGTGGAACGCGGGATGTCCCGCCGTGACGCCGAACAACTCGTGCTGCGCAAGTCCCAGGGGTCCTTCAAGGACTTCGTGGCATGGGTGGTCGAGAATCTGCCGGAGCTCTACGCGGTGGCGGCGTTCATCGCGGCGTTGTTCGGGATCCCGTTGCCCCCGTTGCCCCCGATTCCGCTGCCCCCGATTCCACCCGCTTCCGACGCACCGACGGACGTGCCGGTGTCCGATTCGTCCACGTGACGATGGCAGGGGGTTCCGTTCGCCCGTTCGAGGAGGATTCTCGTGAAGAAATTGATTCTGATCGCGGCCGCGGCCGTCATCGTCGCCCTGACGGCCGCACCGGCCGACGCCGCGTGCCGCGCGCGGCGCGCGCGCGGATGTGCGGCGTTTTCGGCCACGCCCGCCCCGACGGCGGCCAAGGAGACGGCCAAAGCCGCCCCGGCGGGGTGTACGAACGGCAGCTGCCAGTCCACCCGCTCGTTGTTCCGTTTCTGGCGTTGATTCCGGGAAAGCGCAAACCAACGCCCGGCCGATTGGCCGGGCGTTTTCGTTTACGGGTCGTAGGCGTCGACTACCGCGTCTCTCGCTTCCTCCTTGGACGCAAACACCCCCGGCAGGGGTTCGATGCCCAACACGTCGTCGTGGACGTTCGCGGCCCACTTCCCGTCGGCCACGTACCGCACCTCGCCGAGAACCGTCGCTCCCCGAATGACGCGGAACTCGCGGGCCAGAATGCCGCCGCGGCGTTTCAACCGGGGTGCCCCGCCAGGGGGTTTCGGGTTCGGCGGGGGCGTGGCTGGGATGAGCATGGGTTTTCGTAGTTTAGGCACGGCGTTTCCGAGGGTTCAGTCGTTGATAACCAGCACGCGGTGGGCGGCGAGTGCCGGATTCGCACGAACCGCTTCGTCGGTGGGGTGAAACACCCATCCGGTGATTTCATTATCGGCGTTCCGGTCCTCCCGCACGAACGCGAACCACGCACACACCCCGGTTCGCTCCGAACGCAACGGGAAGCCCACGTCCGCCGCGTCGGGATACACCCGTTGAAATAGCTTCAACCCCCGGCCAAGATCCGAGGCGTCCGCCATGAACAGCTTGTGCTGGGGGCTGTACTCGAATCGGCTGGACGATACCGGGCTTCCCGTTGATTGAACGGCCATCACGCACCCCCTTCCACAATTTCCTGGAGCACCGAACGCAGTTCGAGGGCGGCCCGGAAGCGGGCCGCTGCCATGTCCACGCGGCCACCCCCGCTTTGCACGATTCCGCAATAGTTGATGGCGTGCGGGTCGTCCGGGTTCTGCGTCACGCGGCGGCGGGCCTGTGCGATCGTATCGGCCAGGTCGTCGAGCTCGGACAGCAGCTTGCGGCGGGCGTCCGTGACTCCCATTTCCGCCGCGTGGGCCGCCATTTTCATCGAATCCATTTCACACCTCCGGGGTTTCTGAGCACACTGTCAGTATCGGACACGAAGGCGGGATTGTCAAATCAAAAGGCACTACCGGCGGCTGCCGAGCACCCGCGTCCGGGCCTGACTGTCCAGCACGGTGACAATCGCCGACAGTGCGTCGAGGCGGTGAACGAACTCGTCCAACCGGCGCGTAACCGCGGCCTCCAGGTTGGCCATGCGGGCGGACAGGTCGGTTCCCATTTTCGTCGCCCCCTCCCGCACTGCCGCGTGGGAGTCGGTAAGGGACGTGACCGCCGCCTCCAATTCCGCACGCAGGGCGTCCACCGAACCCCCACCGTTTTCCCGCACCAGGGCGACGGCGGTGTTGATTTCGGTCCGAAGGTCGGCGATTTCCCGCTTGAGCTGGGCGTACTTGGTGCCGTTGAATTGCTCCCCCGAGCCGCGGAGATTGGGGGGGTTTCACCTCGGCCTTGAACTTGAGGCCCACGATGCGGGCGGCCCCCCGGACGTTCCACTCGGTGAGCACGAACCCCAGCTGGGTGCGGAGGCGTTTGGTGGCGGTGGCTCGCGTCAGTCCGCTGTACTCCTCGCGGTTCTTCTCGAGTTCCGCCGTCAACTTGTACTTCTGGGCCGCGGACAGCCGCAGCACCTCCCGCCGCGTGGTGACACCGTGCAGATTGTTTTCGCCGTTCGCCATGGTCGAGTCCCCCGAAGTGATGAGGCCCCATCGCCACAAGGCGGACGTGCTACGCCAGAAACCGCCGCAGTTCGCGGATTTCGGATTCCGGTGCGGTGGCGGCGTCCTTGGCGGACAGGCGGGCGACGAGGGTTTCCCCCGGAAACGGCGCAAGGGCGTCCGCCAGTTCGCGTGCCCGGATTTGGGCCGCCGCCCCCTGATCGAAGCAAATCACCCGCAACGGGTATCGGGATAGCCGTCGGATTTGCCCGGACGAAAACCCGGTTCCCGCGGTGCAGACCGCGCCGGGGCCGGTGCGGTATACGTCGAACTGCCCCTCGTGGACCACCACGGCGTGCCGTACGTGGTCCTCGCCGTAGAGCACGTCCCGGCGGGGGACGGCTTCCTGATCGCGTTCGGCACCGCGGTAGCGTTGTCCGTGGGGCACGTCCCCGATGGCGCGGGTGGTCCAGGACACCACCTCGCCGTCCTGGTGTACCGGAATGAAAATGCGCCACGCCAGCCGCGGGTGCCGCCCGATTCCTTGAAGCTTCCAGAACGCGGCCAATTCGTCGGGATCGAACCCGCGGGATTCAAGATACCGCCGATGGGCCGGTTCCAATTCCCCCACCCCGGACGGTAAAACGAGGCGTCCACGTGCCGGGGTGTCGGGTGCCCGTTGGCGGGACACGTCCCCCGCGGCTTTCTTGGCCTTGTCCCAGGACAACCCGCCCGCGGCGTGCAGCAGGGACGCGAGGCTATGCCCCCCGCATTTCCAACACGACAGCTTTCCGGTGCGAAGATGGATGCCGAGGCCGTGCTTGCCGGTGCCAACACCGCACCACGGACACACAACCCCCACCCACCCCTCGGTAACGAGCGACGATTCCCCATGACGGCGGAAGTCGATGCCGTGGGCGCGTAATAGATCGGGGATTTGCATTAGGCGCGTCCCGGTAGCAAATGGCCGAGGGCGAAATCACGGATGACCACCTCGCGGCCGAACCACCATAGCGGGCATCCGTACACGGGGTGAAGATGGGGCACCACGGGGGGCTTGCCGTGACGCCGCCACCAAACGCGATACGCCAAGGCGAGCTTTGTGGCTTGCCTTGGCGTAAGGATTAACGGCGGCATGGGAATCAACCCCGGACGAACTCGGACATCACCGCCGGAACGTCGGTGGAGAACCCGCACACGTCCAGCATCCCCTCATCGCTCGGATCGGCGATCGTGAACCCCGTGGCCGTCATGCCGATTACGATCAACTTGGCGGCGATCCCCGTGGCGTTCCGATAGGCCTGCAGGGCCTGAACCGGGTGCCTCGCCCCGGCGTAGGTTTCGTTGTCGGTGATGACGACGAACACGTCCACCTGGATTTTGCGCGTCAAGGCGTACTCCATCGGCTGGCTGCAGTCCGTGGTGCCGAAGTTGTGCTTCCGGGTTTCGGCCAGCACCTCGTTCAACCGGCTTCGCGCCCCGAATTGAAGCGGGGTGAACACGTTGCAGAATCCCCCCGTGAACGTGTACGGCTCCGTGCGAACCGCCGTCATGGCGAGGGCGGCCGCCCCCTCGGCGCACGTCAGCGGGGTTCCGGCGCACGGCGTCCCCATGGAACCGGACACGTCCAACCCGAAGAGCCACCGCTTGCCGGTGGGCACCACCGCGTCGAACGCGGCGTAGTACGCCCCGTCGAGTGCGTCCACCACGGACTGCACCGGCACCCATGTCCCGCCCCCCTTCAATCCGTGTCCGGCCGAATACGTCCGAAGTGCAGTGAGGATGGAAAGCGGGTGCAGCCGCGCCTTGGCGATTTTCTCGCCGTCCCCCAACGCTGCCTGAACGCGCCGGGCCGCGTCCGACAACGGGGCGAGCAGTCCCACCTTGGTCATATTTCCGAGGTTGCGGACCATCGCGTGAAGCGGCATCCGCTCAAGCAGGGCGTCCCACACCCCGGCGTCTTTGAGCAGTTCGGTCGGAACGCACTCGCGGGGCAGGTTGTAGGTGCGAATCACCGCGGCCGCGATTTTGGGATCGGTGCAGCCCTTGAGGGAATCGAACGCCCGGATGAGGGCGGGCAGTTCGCCGGTCGCGTCGTACCCGCGCCCCACCCCCCCCGCGGACGTACGGCGAAGCACGTCACGGGCCGCCACGTCCGCCCCCGTCATCCACCGAAGCACCGGCGTGTTCTTCTTCGGGTGTGCCAACCGTAGAAGGTCGCGGTGGGACCAGCCGTTTCGCTGTTGGTACTTCACCGCCTGGTACGCGAGGTCCCCGTCCGTCCGGGACGTGTACCAGTTCGCCACCGCACGGCGAAGCCCGCGTCCCCACCCGCGCACCGCGTTACACGCTGCGGCGAATTGGAACAGGTGTGTGCCGATTCGGCACACCCGCGGCACAGCGGCGTAGGCCGCCGGTGCGGCCCCCGAAACCGTGGTGCAAAGGGCCAACGCAAACACGGCGGGGTCGTTCTTCGGGGCCAGCCCGCCGTCGGACACCGCCACGATCCGGCTCACCGTCCGCGCGGGGTCGAGCTGGGCGCACGCCGTCACCACCCCGGCGTTCTCGACGGTCATTTCCCGTTCACCCGCGTAGTACGAGCCCCCGGCGCAGCCGAGGATGAGAAAGCGGTCGAGTTGCTTCCACGGGTCGAGTTGGAACACGAAACCGCCCGCCGAGTTGGGGATTTGCTTCTTCCCCGGAATCGGACGGGTTTGCGGCGTGGACTTGGTGCTGACGTGTTGCGCGTAGATCGACATGGTCGATCCTCCCGGCATGAGGGTCGAAACGAAAGTAGACGGACAAGGGATGACCGTTCGGTTGCGCGCTCTACTCACTGAGCTACATTCCCTTGCGGAAATGGCGGGATTTGCACCCGCGACCTCGACCTCGGTATGGTAACGAACGCTCGTCGGCCCGTCAGCGGGGAGACGGGAATTGAACCCGTCGCGTAGCCCCAATTCCCCAAAAGGTGGCGGATAAGGGAATGTGCGAAGGAGTCGCCTTGCGGCACCTTTAACAGAGGTAACCTTCGCCCGTTCGACCCGCCGGTAATCGTGTATGACGGACAAGGACCGGTCACCGCTATTTTGCCGGTAACGATAACCCTCGGCCCGTCACACCTGGCTCATCGCACGTCTGGACGCCGCCCCGTCGATTTTGGTTCGTTTCGGGGGTACGATTTCATAAACGCCACCAACACCCGCTCCATTGACACGCCGCGGGCGGCGCACGCCGCTTTGAAGCGGCGGTGGACATCCGCCGGAATACGACGTACCTGCACCTGTTTGGTCGTCACGTCCGCCGCTCCTTCATCAAGGCCGCCACCCGGTCGTAGATGGCGAATCCGCCCTCCACTTCGCCCCCGTCCACCGCCGCGTCCGCCCAGCTTTGCTTTTCGTCCAGCACGCGGCACAGATCGGATTCGATTGTACCGGGGGCCACCAAGAAGTAGGCGTTGACGGCGGCCCCGGTTCCGCGTCCGATCCCGTGAACACGGTCCTCGAACTGAACGCAATCCCCCGGCACCCAGGGAAGTTCGCACAGGGCCACGTACGACGTGGCCCGGCACGACCACCCCACGCCCGCCGCCTGAATGTTCCCTACCAACAACCGGCACGCCGGGTCACCGTTGAACGCGTCGAACGCCGCCGTCTTTTCCCGGTCGTCGCAGTCCCCGTCCACCAACACCGCCCCGGTTTCGGTTTCCAGGGCGTCCATCAGCGGGTAAGTCACTTTGCGGTGAACGGCCCCCAGCAGCAGTTTCGCTTCGGACGATTCCAGGAAGTCCCGCACCCACGCCGTAACGCCGGGAAGCTTCAACCGCCCCGCCAGCCGCTTCAATTCCATCATTCGCGTGATTTGTTCGGCCCGTGCCGCGGAACGGGATTTTCCCGGTGCCGTGGTTTCCAGCCAGCCGAGGAAATCGTCCTCGGCCCGGCGGTATTCCGCCGTGTCGATTTCAATGTCCACCACGGTACGGGTTTTCGGGGGCAGGTCGTCCAGCACGTCAGCTTTCAACCGGCGAATCATCCCGCATTCGGACAGCAGACGGTGAAGCTTGTCGAGGTTCCGCGCCCCCTTCGACACCCATTGCCCCCACGGTGCCCGCCACATTCGCGTGTATTCCTGTGCGAACGGGAAGTAGGCCGGAAACCGGGTTGGGGACAGAATGTTCAGCGGTGCCCACAAATCCGTCGGGCGGTTCGTCATCGGGGTGCCGGACAGCAGCAGGATGTGTGGCACGTTGCGGCATAGCTTCCGCAGGGCCTTGGTGCGGGCGGCTTTCGCACTCTTCACGTAGTGGCAGTTATGGACGTTCACCCCTGCCGCGAAGAAATTATGTGTCCCCTCGACCTCGAGGCAATACACCGCCGGATGTCCCGAAGAACCCCCGGAAGATCCGTCTCCACGCGGTGATTTGTAAACCTCAACACGAGCCACCCGAGTGATTCGAGTAGTTCGGTTTTCTTGATGTCTCGGGATCGATTGGGTTCGCGCGAATGGGAGGACCCGTCCACTTCCACCGCGATTTTCAGGCCCGCGTGCCCCACATCCACTTTGTAATGCGGTGGGTACCCCGTTCCTCGGGGCCGTCCGGTCGACACCACCAGCTGGGGTGTCCATGTGCGAGGCAGCCCCTTCTCCAAAAGAAGCTCGTGCCGTGTTTTCTGTCCGTTCCCCCCACGACGGCCCAGCCAAACATGCAGGGTGCCGTTCCGCTGCTTGGTATTGCGTATTTTCTCCACCACTTCCGGCCGTTGGGTTGGATTGTGCAAGGACATGCGAAGAGACGCGTCGGGCCGTTTGCGGCCCGCGTTGGCTTTCCCCACACGGCGGGCCGTTTCCGCCCGCTGTAGTTTTATGTGGGGCTGTTGACCCCTCCACAGGGCCGCGCAGTGGTGCCCGCAGAACCGCCGTGTGGTCCGTTTCGTCAGGGGGTTCGCACAGTAAACACAGTGCGTCTCCCGCTTGGAGATCTTTCGCGGACACATACCCCCGTGATTCACACCAGACGGGGTGGTTGGGGGTGCAGACGAGCTCGCCGTGTTCATGGACGACTCGAATCAGTGGGGGGGCCGTTGACTTATTGTATTGAACCACGGGACGCAATTCTACGCCGCCGTCCCCCCGCCGTGTCCACACGCGGATAGGCATCCGCGATTCCGCCAGTACCCCGATAGGCAACAGGCCGCGTTCGGTCGCGACTTGCGTGCCGTAGGGAAAGCACTCATCCGCGATCACCAGCCGGGGGTTCAACCCGTTGAGATAATCCGCCCAGTTCCGGGTTTTGTCCCGCCGCTTGTCGTCCCGCCGCGGCTGCGTCAGGATGTCGTAATTGATGACGTAGATTTGGTTCGGGTTGCGGGCGTCCAGCCCGTAGTCCGGCACCGTCTGGCCGTAGAGGATTTCCACCCGGAGGCCGAGATGCTTCAACGCCTCCCGTTCCCAGTGGAACTTGATGGACGCCGGGCACACGATCACAATCGGGCCGGGCGGGTCCTCGGGCAGGTACTTCCACGCCCAGTACAACGCCTGCACCGATTTCCCCAGGCCCATTTCGTCCGCGAGGAGGGCGCGGCCGCCGAACTCGTGAATGCGGCGGACCCCCTCCTTCTGGTAGTCGCGCAGTTGGACGTGTTTCATCGGCCCCCCTGCGGGGGCGCGGTGCCCGAACCGCCCTGCGGGGGAATCACCCCGCGGGACCCCAGCGGAAGGCGACGAACTTGGGTGCGGGTGCGGCAGTGCGGGCAGCGGGCGGTGTGAACGATCTTTCCAAGCTTGTCCGGCGTGTGCGACGTTCGCCGTTCGGCGCACTCGAACGCGCACCCGCACGTGTCGCACCGCCCCCGCCACGGGGTTTCCTCCGCGGTGGTGCCGGGTGTCAGTATCCGGTATCCGTCCTTCATGTGCCCCCCGGTTCCCAGTAGGAGTGTGATCAGGCCGCGGAAGCCGAACCGGCCGCACTCCCGGTTGACGGACTCCTCGGCTTGTGCCGCGATACGCCGCGGTTCTTCGGCCAGGTCCGCGTTTCGCTTGGGGTCGGTCACTCGCCACCCCAATCCGCCGCGGTGGCCTTTTTGCGGGCCTCGGCCCGTGCCGCCAATTCGGCCCGGCGTTGGTCGGCGGTTTTCCCGGACACGGCGTCGCACGCCAGCACCGGGTCGCCCTTCACGAAAATCTGCACCAGTTGGTGCGTCCGGCCCAGTTTCCCGGACATGAAGAACTGCCGTTCGGTGCGGATGGACAACGAGCCCACCGCCGTAACGAGGATGGCCTCGTTGTAGTATTCGAGTCCGGCCCGTTTGAACGCCCGCACCGTGTCCCCGTGGAAGTTCCGGTAGCACCCCCGCTCGTCCCGCATGTCCCCGGTGACGAACACCGCGAAGCGGTTGTCGCGGAGACGGCCCGCCGCCGCGGCAATGATGTCCCAGTACGCCGAACGAAAGTCTTCCCACTTCATCGTCGACAAATCGCGGGGGTCCTTCGAATACACCTCGAGATCGAAGTACGGCGGGCACGACATGATCATGTCGGCTTCGGGCGCGTCCAACAACGTCACGGACGAATCCCCGCACACCCAAACCGGGGCCGGTTTGTTGGGGGGTACAATGTCACGCCCCTGAACCTCGTTCGCCCGGATTTGATCCGCGGACAAATCGGAACCCCAATACTTCCGGCCCAGCATGGCCGCGGTGATTCCACGGACGGAACCCCCCGCGAACGGATCGATCACCTGGCCCCCCACCGGGGAGAACCACCGGTACATCAGCTCGCACAACACCGGGTCGAAAATGGACGTGCCGCAATCCGCCGCGGACGCCTCCTCCCCCTCCTTCGCGTACATGGAGATCGGGGTTTTGTGGATTAGTCCGGTTTGGTGTTTGGGATCGTTGATCCGCTTCTTCCGTTCGTAGTCCGGCTTGTTCGGGGCGTAGGGCGTCATGGTGAGGCCGTACGTCAGGCCGCCCTTCAACGACGCCGTGTTCTTTTTGTCGAATGCCCGGCGGGCGTCCCGGTTGGGTTGGTCTAGGTTGGGCCGCGCCGTGCCGCCCGGTGCCGCGAGGTCGTTGCCCTCGCGCCGCCGCGTCCGGTCCTGCAACGAGCCGGGACGCGGCGGCTGGCCCGCCGCAAAGTACCCGGAACGCGGCCCCCCGCCACCGCCCGGTGCGGCGTCCTTGGCCCGCTTCACGGCGTCCTTGGCGTAGTCCCCCTCGCCCCGCCGGTACAATTCGGCCTCCTCGGACAATTCCAGGAGGTTGCCGCCACGCCCCAATTCCGAGGCGATGCCCAACGCCAACCAGGCCCGCTTCCGGGCCTGCCAGGGTCCCTCGCGTGCGTTCAACACGGAGAACGGCGGAATCAAGAACCGGGCGGCGAGCGTGCCCGATCCCAGTTCGGGGATCACCGGTTCCCCGAAGATGTCCGATTGGAAAATGTCCGGTTCCATTAACGTCCCCACACGGTGCCAACGTACCGAAACTGATGCGCCGTCCGGTGTTCTTCGCCGGGGAGGGCGTACACCACTTCGACACGGTCGGCGTAGCCCCCCAACGCCACCGTTTCCGATTTCATACGGGATACGTCCCGTCGCAGTTCGACCAGAAGAATATCGGGGCCGGATTTGTTCCGGCCCCAGAAGCGAACCGTGTAGTCGCCCGGCGCGGGGAATACGATTTCCGCCTCAAGTTTGACGGTGGTTTTCACGTCCACCCCGGCGTGTTCCACCCGGCGAAGTTCCCAGGTTTCGGCCATGGTGATGAGGGCGTGGGCGTTCACTTCCGTGGTGTGGACGCCGTGCGTGGGGGGCGGTGGCACGGTTCCGCACCCCGCCACCGCCAGCAACATCGTCGGGAGTGTGCGTTTTGTCATGACGAGACATCGGCCCCCACGCCGGACAACTCGTCGAACGCCTCCTCGATTCGTGAACGCGGCCACCCGCGCCCGGCGAGATCCCGTCGGATTGCGGCCCGGACACGGCCGGGGTCCTTCCGCACCGTCACCCCGTACTCGGGCACCGGGTTGAACAATACCATTTCCGCCACCACACGGGCGTCGGGGGACAACGCCGCGAGCAATTCCTCCACACTAGGGGCGTCGGTGCGGGCGGGGCGGCGACCGGCTTCGTAGTGGCGAGTCATCCCGTCGGTGAGTTCGAGCCCGTTGCACCCCCGCGCCCACTTGCGTACGTCATCCAGCAGGCGGCACCAAATGAGGGATTTGATCCGCGGCTCCAACCGGCCGCGGGTGGGGTCGAACTTTTGAAGAGCCTCGAGAAAGATCACGTTCGCACGGGATTCGCACTCGTCCTCGTAGCGGTTGTACCGGCGTGCAAACTCGCGGGCGGTGGCGTGGATGAGCGGCCGCATTTCGGCATAGGCCGCCTCTGCGTTGATCGTCATGGACTCCTCCTTGGGGGGATGGGTTTCTGTAACAAAGGTAACGTAGTGCGTCCAGCCGGTTATCCCACCGGGTTGCCGTATTCGTACAAATCGGGTTCACGTTCCGGTTCGGCCTCCGGAACGGGTCGCGGGTCATCCGAAATCGGGGCCGGGATTCGTGCCCGCACGGGTGCGAGAATGTGCGGTGGAACGGAGCCGGGTTCCGCCAAGTCCAAGCGGGACAGGCGTTCCGCCACGGAGCCGCCCCATTCGGCGGGGCACCGGGCGAGCAGGGCGGTGATTTCTGCCCGCAGGGCCGCGTCTTTGCGATTGCGTTCCTCGATTTCGGCCGGGGACAACGCACGGCCGCGGAACTTGGCCGCCGAACGGAACACGGTGCTGCGCCCGGTGGCGGTGTTCAGCACGTCGTAGAGGGGGATCGTGGTTGAGGTGTTGTTGCGGTAGTACTTGGTGCCGGTGCGGATGTTCGTCACTTTCACCGTGACGATTTTGCCGGAAATGCGGGCCTTGTAGAATCCGCCGATTTCGATTTCGCTGCGAGTCATGGGCTTCCTTTCGTGTTGAGGTTCAATCCGGGGAAACGAGCAGGGTGGTGGTTTCCCCCGCCATGGGCTCGAGCCGCGTGGCCCGCACAACGTACCCGGTGCCGTCGTTCCGTTCAATGCGGTAGTCGTTGCCGAGCACGAACGGGAACCCGGTCACGTTGGCCGTCCACACGCCGGGAACGTAGTCCGAACCGGCCCGGAGAAACTTCAACGTCGCCAGTCGCACGGTGTCCATTTGGTCCTCCTGAATCACGCCTTCCACACTGTCAGTATCGGACACGAAAGGCGGAAAGGCAAATCACAGCCGCCCGGAATCCCGAAGATTCCGCAGGGCGGCCGTGTGGACGCAGCGGCCGTACCGGGTGTGCCCCATGCAGTCGCAGGTGTCGGCCCGTCCATCAGCGGCTTCGCCAGTCCGCGTCCGGAGCAGGTGTCCCGGTAACGGGACCACCCAAGGGTCAGGGACCGGTCCCCGTCCGTCACACGGATGGATATGCGGTCGTAGGTGTTCGTCACTTTGGCTTTCATGGCGTCCTCGGGGGTTAGCGGGATTTGCAAATCAGCTTCACGCATTCGGGGCCGTATCCCGATTCCACGGATTCCGGCACCGTCAACAACCGGGCGCACCGTCCGCAGTAGCCCGCGTGGGTCGCGGTGAACCCGTGGTTTTCGTAGGCGGCGTGGTCCCCGGCCCACACGCGGGCCAGGATTCGATTCACCAACCGGTGCGGGAACGAACCCTCGAACTTGCGGGACTTGGGCGTGGTGGCAACGGCCCCGGTTTCGGGGTTCAATTTGCCGAGGTAAGTGTAGCTTCGGGTGTTGTCGGGGCCGGTGAGCAGTTTGACGAACCACGATTCCGGCCAACGATCGTTTCCCTTCAGGTACGTCACGCGGAACGTGTAGTGCCCGTTCGCGGGTGTGTTCACGGTGAAAATCGCGTCCCCCGCGGTCACCCAGTCTTTTGTCAGGTTTCGCATTGCCTTTTTCCCTCCACTGTGAGCATCGGACGTAAAACGGGAAAAGGCAAATCACAAGGCGGAGATTCCCAAAAGTGGGAATCTCGAAAATCCGCCTTATGGGTGGTGGACGCGGCCGCCTTTATGGCCGATGCTCACAGTGGAGGTGTGAGATGCAAAGAACTTGGAGCGGCCTGATTTTGGAATCCCGAACCGAATACGGTTCGGCGGCCCGCAGAAACCGCGGGCGGTACGCGGGCGTGAAGATTCACGTTCTCCGTTCCGAGTACGTGGTGGGGCTGGAGCCCGGATACGTGCCCCGCCCCGGTTCCTTCGGGGCCTTGTTCGCCAACGGGGGCAAGCCGGTGTTGTTTTCGTGCGCCCCCGCGTGCGGTTGTACGGGGGGCCAACGGGCGGGCCGCCCGTCCCCCGGATTGACGGACTCCGATGTGACCTGTGCCGTGTGCAAAGGAAGGTGACATGCAGACGTTTCTGCCGTACCCCGATTTCGCCGAGTCCGCCCGCGTTCTCGACCGTTTGCGTTTAGGAAAGCAACGGGTGGAGTGCCTTCAGCTTTTGCGTGCCCTGTTGGTGCCGGGTGCCGGGTGGGCGAATCACCCGGCCGCCAAGATGTGGCGCGGCTACGCGGGCGCGTTGGCCGCCTACGGGCGGGCGGTAGTGGCCGAATGGACGGCCCGCGGCTATCGGGACACCTGCGGGGCGAAAATCACCGAACTCGCCGGTGCCGCACCCGTCACGATGCCGCCTTGGCTGGGCCGTCCCGATTTCCACGCCAGCCACCGAGGCAACCTGCTTCGCAAGTCCCCCGAATGGTACGGCCAATTCGGATGGACCGAATCACCCGAACTTCCCTACGTTTGGCCCGAACCCCCGTATCCCAGGAGACGCCATGACCACCACCGCAAGCCCCGAACTCCCGTCTGATGTAGTGCCCGGTGATTTGAAACACACGGCCGGGGGGTTCCCGTCCGAACCCGACGCGATCGACGCCTACTACGCCGCCCGCAAGGCCCTGAGTGCCCGGTTGGAAGCCGCCGGGGCCGAAGAACTCGCCTACACCCCGCTCACGTTCTACCGCACCGATTCGTTCGGGTGGGTGCTCACCACGTTGAAAATCTCGAACGGCAAACGCGGACGGGAGGACCGCTACTACGCCGTGGGCGTCCGGGACGGGAACGTGTACCGCGTGGGCAACGGGCCGCACGTCAAGGCGACGGCGATCGCGTACTTGCGGCCCGACAACGCCGACCGTCTGTGGAAGTACGTGGAATTGTGGTTGAAGGGCGCGGCCGCCGCGGGCGGTATCCGTGACCGAATCTCAAGCCGCCGGGCACAGGGCCAGGCGGAACGTGCCGCCGGGCGGATGTCCTGGCGGTGGAACGCCTAACCGGAGAATCCATGATTCGCTTGACACGCTTGGACGGGGGGTCGTTGCATATCGACCCCGCCGCCATTGTCGCCCTAACCCAGCTGCCGCCGGTGCCCGAATCAATTCTCGGAACCGGACACCCCCGCCGCACTCGCGTCGATTGGGCGTCTCGAGATGACGGGCACTGCGAAGTCGTTCGGGAAGACGCGGACGAGATTCGCCGTCTGATCGACAACGCGCCGCGGCCGGAACTCACGGCACTCGCCGCCGCGGCCCCGAACAATATCCCCGATTGGTTTCAGGAGGACAAGTCGCCCGTTCCGGACTTTTCCCTTCCAGAATGGCCGTTCCCGGAGGGGCACCGGGTGGAAGTGGAACGGGGGCGGGCATTTAGCATGGATGTGGTTCGGCGGGGATTCTTGGTCGATCCGACCAATTACGATATGACGGACCCCTCGCTTCCCGACGAAGTGAACACCGTGCTTCGCGGCTACGCCGCCGCTGCGCGTGCGGTGTTGGATGCCCGCGCGGCGTATTACCGCGAGGAGGCTCGCCGTCGTTATTTCCGGTGGAGGTGGGCGTTCGTGGGGGGCCTGCTCGAGTACGCACCGACTCGATAGAATAGGGGGCACCGCCGGGGTGCCCCCTATGTTCGTCGTCTCGTTCCCCTCGCTTCTTTACGCCGCATCCGGCGTTGTCAGCTACCTATCCGACCCCGCCGCCGTGTCGGGCGGCCCCGGCACGGCGGGTCTCCCGATTTCGGTCTACGCCCAAGACGGCGGCGCAAGCGACGACACCGTAGCGGGCGCGGGCGGTGACTTGACGCTTGTTGCCGGGGTGGGGGGTGAGAACACCGGTTCCGGAAACGGGGGCGACGGCGGGGACTTGGTGCTTGTGGTCGGGGCGGGGGGCGCGGCTTTCGAAGCCGAGTCGGGTGCGACGGGTGTGATTCGGTTCGGCACCCGCCTGGCAAACGAAACTGTGATTCCGGGGGCGCAAATCGACGCCACCGACACGGTGATCGTCAACGCTTACTCGCTGACGTTCGTTTCGGGGGGCGATTTTACACCCCCGTTGTCGTACGTCCCGTACTTCAAATCCGCCGGAATGGGCTCCCCCTACTACGGGGTGTTCAACGTCCCCGTGACGTGGGTGAGCAACACGGTGGGGTCCGCCCTCACCACCATTTACACCGTCACGCTCCCCGCCAACGCCATTCCTAACAACGGGGGTGTGGAGTTCGTGTTCGCCCTTCGCGTGGCGTACACGGGGGGCACCACCAAGCGATATTGGATCAAGTGCGGGGCCGCCACCCTCTACGACAGCGGAGATTTGACGCTGAGCGGCCACTCCTCGGACCTGAACGTGGTCACGCGGCTGGTGTTGAAGCGGACGGACATCGGACCGATTGCGTACTACGGCGCAATGACCGGGGTAAACCAGGATTGGTCCCTTTGGGGGCCGCCCACCGGGGGGCCGGTGGGCTCTTACGTTACTTCGGGCAGCGGGCTGACGTTTACGGGGGCGTTGACGTTCACCGTTGAGGCGCAGTCCACGGGGGGCACCCCCAACAACGGCGACGTTTCCAGTATTGCCGAATCCGCTCTTGCGACCTTGATCCTGCGGAGGTGATTCGTGGACGTTTTGGGCGTTCAGCTCTCGACAACACCCGCCACACCCGTGTACGCGATCATCCGAAATGCGGCCGGGTTGGTGTGGAACGGCAGCACACTGGCGGCCTACGCCACGGTGAACTACGCCGCGTATCCGATTCCCCTGTCCCAGCAGGGTTCCGCCAGCCGGTACTACACCGCGGCGGTGCCCGCATTGCCAGCGGGCGTCTACACCGTCACGGTACTGGCGCAGGCGTCCGCCACCCCCGCCGTTTATTCCGAGGCGAACGACCTTCCTCTCACGGCGGGGGGGCTGGATTGGACGGGCACGAACATCACCGCGGTTTCGTCCCGGCTGGCCCCCGCGACCGCCGACCGGACACTGGCCGTCGACGCGGACGGCAAGGTGTCGCTGACCACCCCGGCCGAGGCCGCCGGTATTCCGACCACCCTCGAGGGGATGATGCGCCGCGTGTTCGAGCGGGGCACCAACGAACGCACCCGCGACCGGGGGACCGGGGTTTACGCCCTTAAGAACGCGGCCGCGTCGGGCGATTTGGAAACCGCCCTTCAGTCCACCTCCGGAAACACGGACACGATCGGGGCGTCCGAATGAGCGTCAGTTCCGGCCACTTCCAAGTTGACACGTTCACGTTCCCCGCAAACGTGAACGACTATTTCCAAGTCGACACGTTCACGTTCCCCGTGGCAACGGTGCCACCCCCGCCTCCGCCCCCACCGCCCTCCGGAAGCATCACGTGGTCGGCGGCCGACGGTGTGGGGATGTGGGGGGCGTTGGACGCCCCGGTGGGATGGTCGGCCGCCGACGGTGTGGGGATGTGGGGGGCGTTGGACGCCCCGGTGGGATGGTCGGCGGAATCCGGGATTGTTGGGTGGGTCTCCGATGCCTGAGTCTCGTTTTGCGAGATCGCAATGAAACGCCGCCCGAAAGAACCGCCGCGGTGGGTGCCCTCCGATGAACGGTTCGGCGGCGTCGTGTTCGAGTCGCCGTACACACACCTGCTTCGGAACCGGGCGATCAACACCTCGGATCTCGCCCTGATCACCTACGTTTCCGACATGTGCGAAGACGGGGGGATGTGCGTCGCCAACAACACCGCTCTGGCGTACCTATGCGGGGTATCCCCGCAGACGGTTGCCAACATGCTGTCGCGGCTGACGGACCCCCGGCGAGATTGGTGGCCGTTTTCCGAACCCCCGCTTCGCCGGGTGCGGCACAACGGGGTTCGGCGGCTTGTGTTGGCCCCGTGGCCCGAGGTGTGGCGGGCGGCGCGCGAGCGGTGGGTGGTTGAGTATCACGCCGACGTTGAATGACGGGTCGGTGTTCGTATGAGTGAACAACGGCGGGACTCAACCCCGCCGTTGTTCGGATAGGTGCCGCGGTTCGGCTTCCGCGGCAACGGGACATGAACCCTGAAAAGGAGGGTCTGTTATGCATCGTACTACCGCGGCGTTCCTTCGGCAATCCACCAAGAAACCCCACGAGTTCCGCGGGGATTACTACCTTCAGCTCGAACGCGACGGCGTCATCACCCATATCGCCTACCGCATCCTGAAAATTGTCAGTTCGTATCGGACCTACTACGGCTCCAACGAGGCCCTCGCCGTGTCCGCGGCGTGTTCGCCGCAAACGATCGCCAACGAGATCACGGCCCTTACCCGCGGCGGACGCCGCGCCGGGTCGGTGTATCCGGTGCTGCTTCGGCGGGAGCGGAACGCCCGCGGCGGGCGGGTGCTCAAACCCGTTCCTACGGCCGGGATGTGGGCCGAACCGCACCCCCCGGAAGGCACCCCCCATTACCAGAATCTGGTAGGTGGCAAGGCCGAAACATTACCAGAATCTGGTAGCATAAAGACAGAGAAAATGAGAGAGAAGGAGAAGCCGGGGACCCCGTCCCCGGCGTCGCCCGACGGGGACTTGGTCGTTCTTCACGGCGATGAGGACCGCGTGCTATTCAACCCGCAATCTTCCGACCACGACGAACGCCCGCGCACCGGGGATGTGCGCGACGTTGACCGGGACACCGCCCGCACCCTGGCCGGGTTCTCCCGCGCCCGACGGTGGTCCAACGCCGTCTCCCCGCGGGAGTGGGCGGATGCTGCCGCCATCCTCCGGCGGCACCAGGAAGCCGCCGGAAATCCGGACGGAACCCCCGCCGAGCTGGTGGCGTGGTACGTGGCGCACTTCGACCGGCTTCGCGACGAGGGGCGCAATCCGCCGCGGTGCGGCACCATGCGGCAGTTCGCCGACAGGTGGTCCTGGTTGGTGCGGCTGCGGGACGCCGACACACCGAAGCCCCGCCCGGTTTCCACCCCCGTCGCCCCCGAGTGCGCGGAGTTGGCGGCTTCGTTGGATTGGTCCGCCGCCGCGGGCGAAATCGCCCGCGCGGCGGCGGAGCAGGATCAGGTTCACGCAGCCCTTCAGGGACAAATCCGGGAAGCCGCGTCCGCCGTAGGCGGTGACACCGAACATCCCCGGTATCGCTCGGCCGTGGAGCCCCTCGAGCGAATCGCCACCGATTTCCTCGGCATGGACGCCCTTCGGGCGTGGTACGCCCGAGCCCGCGACTGGTGCGCCGAGAGGGGCGTGGACGAAGTGCCCGCGGCGTTCCGGTGGCGGCGGTCGAATCACCGAATCGGTGACAGGATGGCCGACGTGCTGTACCGCACGGGCCTCGACGCCGCGGAAATCGCCCGTGTTCTGTCCGCCTTGGGGTTGGCGCACTCCCGATGAAGCCGTTCGTGCCCGACAATCTGCATCCGGACGTGGCCGCAATGCTGGCCGGGGGCTCCTTGCACTTGTTCGACGCCGAGTGGATCAGCCGTCTGCCCGAGGACTCCCAACTGACGGCCGCGGTGAAGTGCGCACGAGATTTCAACGTCCGGTTCTGCGAGACGTTCGGCCCGGAGAAAACCCCGATGTCCCAGACACGTCGCGGAGGGCGTGCGGTATGAGGGTTGAACGCCGGGACGGTTCCGACGAGCGGCTGGTTCTCACCGGAATGTTGGTGTCCCGCCGCGTAATCGGCGGCGTGGAGGCCCGGTGGGAACCCGGCCTCCTCCCGTCCCGCGTGGGCTCCGTGGTGGCGACATGGGCCGTTGAACACTACCGGAAGTACGGTGCCCCGGCAGGCCGTCAAATCGAGGGCTATTTCGACCGGTGGCAGGAGACGGCGGACCCCGAAACCGCCCGCGCCGTGTCCCAGTTTCTCGGTGGCTTGTCCGATGAATACGAACGCCTCAAGAAAACCACGTCCCCCGAATACGTCCTTGACGCCGCCGCCCGTTTGTTCAACCGGCATAAAGTGGCCGCTTTGCGGGACGGGTTGGAGTCCGACCTCGAGGTGGGGGACGTCGAGAAAGCAATCGAACGCACCGAGGGATTCCGCAAGCTCGAATTGGGAACCGGCTCGGGCATCACCCCCGGCGAGGACCGGGAGGCCGTCCGGGCGGCCCTCGAGGAGGAGGCGTCCGTTTCCCTTGTGGATTACGAGGACGCCGCCGAAGCGTTCTTCGCCGGGGTGTTGGTGCGGGGGGCGTTCATCGCGTTTCTCGCCAAGGAGAAGGGCGGCAAATCGTTCGTACAGCTCGACCTGGCGTACCGTGCTGCCCGCGGGGGCCGGAACGTGGCGTACTTCGAGGTGGGCGACAACACGCAGCATCAGGTCATGCGGCGATTGCTGGCCCGGTGTTCCGGCCGCCCCGTGGCCGACGACGTTCGGTACTACTGGCCGCTCGAAATCGAACCCCCCGCCGACAAGAAGGGGTTCGCCAAGGTGGATTCCGAACGGCGCGAAACCCACGGGCGGCTTACACCCGCCGAGGGGGCGGCGGCCCTCGAACGGAAACTGGGGAACCGGTTCCGGTTGTCGTGCCATCCGAACAGCACGGTGAACGTGCGGGGGGTGGAGGCCATTCTCGCCGAATGGGAACGCGACGGGTGGGTGCCGGACGTGATCGTGGTGGACTACGCGGACATTCTGGCCCCTCAGGACCCGCGGGCGGAACGGCGGGACCAAATCAACGACACCTGGAAAGCCCTGCGGGCCATGTCCCAGTCCCGGCACGCCCTCGTGGTGACCGCCACGCAGGCGAACGCCAAGTCTTACGACACCGTGCTGTTGCGGCGTTCCAACTTTTCCGAGGACAAGCGGAAGTTCGCCCACGTGACGGGGTTCATGGGCATCAACCAGACGGACGTTGAACGGAAGAACGGGGTCTTCCGGTTCAACTGGTTGTTCCTACGCGACTTGGAGTTTTCGGAGGAACGGTGTCTTCACACCGCGGGGTGCCTCGCGGCCGCGTGCCCCGTGATTTTGAGCACGTTCTGACGGGACGGGGGGCTCCGCTTGCATTTCCAACTCCCAACGCGCTTCGGCGTCAGTCAGAAGCGGGTTCGCGTTCATGTGTTCGGCTAGAAGCAACTCGTCCATTTTGCACCCCCGTTGTAGTCGGCCCCTCCGATGAATCCGTAAAAGGTACGCCTTGCCTTTAATTTAAGGCGATGGCCTATAAGAATCAAGGCACCCTATGGCAATTCTTACACCGATTCAGAAAACGTCGCACGGGTTCCTCGTCAAACGGGAGGACCTTGCCATGTCCGACCGCCGCGTGGTGGGCGGAAAAGTGCGGCTTGCCACGCCCCTCGCACGGGAGGCCGCCTACTTGGACAAGGGGCTGGTCGGGTACGGCGGCCGTGCCTCCAATTCGGCGGCTGGCATGGCCTACGCCGCCCGGCGGTTCGGGGTGGCGGTTCGGTTCCACACCGCCACGGGGCCGGACACCCCGGAAATGACGCTGGCCGCCGAACTTGGGGCCACGATCATCCGCCACAAAACCGGCTACCCGTCCGTGCTTCGCGCACGGGCGACAGCCGACGCGACCGAACGCGGGGGGTGGTTTATCGGGTTGGCCCATCCGATGGCCGTGGAGGCCGTGGCGGACCAGTGCGAGAACCTGGCGGACTTCAAGTTCAAGCGGGTGGTGCTGGCGGTGGGTTCCGGGACGATTCTCGCGGGGGTGCTTCGCGGGTTGCGCCGGTTGGGGCTTTCGGAAATGCCGGTGCTGGGCGTGGCAGTGGGGGCCGCCGTCTCCCCGGTGGCGATGTCCGCCCTGGACCGCGAGTGGGAATCTTCCCCGGTGTCAATCGAAACGGCCCGCGTTCCCTACGACAAGAAGGTGTCCGAGTCACTGGACGAAATCGTTCTCCATCCGCAATACGAGGCCAAGCTCGTGCCCTTTTTGAAACCCGGCGACCTGGTGTGGAATACATGAAACGTGCCACCGTTCCGAACACTGACTGGCAGCGGGGCTATTCACTGGAATGGCTCAAGCGCATCACCGCCGTGGTGGATGCCCACGACAAGGGGCTGATCCTGGGGGCGTTCACCCGCACGTCGGAACGCACCGTCGCCGATTGGCGTGCCCGCGGGTGGCTGTCCGTTTTCGGCGAGCACATGGCCCCCACGGGGATTCTGGTGGAGGAACGGGTGTCCCGCCCCCGCCGCTGGGTGGACTTCGCGGGGGAACCGGCGGCGACGATTCCGGCCGGGGCGTTGTTGATTCGGAAAATAGCGGGGGACGTGTCCGCCTACCTTCGTGGGAAACGGCCGGACGGCCCGGTGTATTTCGAGGGATGGATGGAATCCGACGCGGATCGGACGTTCGCCGAGGAAATGGGACTGGTGTGCCACGGTGTGAAGGTGCGGGCGTCCTCCGAGCTGTGGGGGCTGTTCGGCCCATCCGAGGGGTTGGACGAAAACGAGGGATACTGCTTGCCCCCCGATTGGCCCGCCCTCCGGAAGTTGACGGACGGGCTGGCCGTACGCGCGGCCGCCCGTGCCGTGTCCGAACGCCCCCCGAAGCTGGCCGACCACTACAGCGGGTACAACGTCAAGCACTCCTGGTCAGCCGCGGTGTTGCGGGGGTACGGCGGCCTCGCGGATTTCATCATCAAGCCGTCGGAGATGTCGAAAAAGTGGAAGGAAGACAACAAGGAAAAGATGGACTGGGTGATTGCGGACACGCCCCTGCGGGCGGCCTACCCGGAACTCGAGCCGCTGATCGAACAAGTTCCCGGCGTGAAACACCGCATCCGGCTGATGAATTTGGCCCCCGGCGGCGGCGAACTTAAACGCCACGCTGACATCACCGATCCGGACGCCGGAACGCGGGACGGGCGGCTGTGCCGCGTCCACATCCCGCTGAAGACCAATCCGGGGGTGCGGTTCACCTCCTGGAGGTTGGACGGGCTCAAAGTGGAACGCCACATGGCCGCGGGGGAGATGTGGTATCTCGACACACGTAAACCGCACACGGCCGTCAACAACGGCGACACGGCGCGGCTTCACTTGGTGCTCGACGTGGAATCGAGCCCGGCGTTGCGCCGCATGCTGGTCAATTGAACGGTGAAAACGATGCATGCGATTTCGCGGGATGACGGCACGGCGGGGGTATGGATGCATTCCTCGGAGGATATGTCCGCCGTGGCGGACCACTCCGTCAAGTTGCTGATCGGGGCGTCCGTGTTTCTCGGACCGAACGCCGAATGGGCCGATTACCGTGAACTTTACCGCCGCGTGTACGTGGAAAACGGCCAGCGGGTGTTGCGCCGGGACGGGTACTTTGTCGTGATCCTGACGGACGCATACCGGGACGGGCGGGTGGTGCCGCGGAACGGTCTTCAGCTCCGCGATATGATGAAGGCCGGATACGAATTGCTGGACACCAAGGTGTGGAAACGGCGGGCGGCGGACTTTTTCCAGCCCCCGTTTTCGCTGGTGTGGGTGTTCGTTCCGCCGGGCGGCACGGCCCCCCGTCCGAACGCGAAGGAGCACGGGGACTACTTTCAGGGGGTGTGGGATTACCCGCAGTCCAAGGGCGGCCCGCTGGCCGCCTACCCGGCCGGGTTGTGCCGGTTGTTGGTGTCCGCTTTCACCGCCCCCGGCGATTTGATCGTCGACCCGTTTGCCGGAACTGGACGCCTTCTCGGAATGGCGTCCGCGATGGGACGGCAGGCGATAGGGTACGAAATCAACCCCGAACTCGAACCCGTGATTCGTGCGAACCTCGAGAAACCCGAACTGTAGGAGATTCCCATGCCCGCAGCGACCAAGGGCGGCTACTACGCCCAGTACCGTCAACACCCTCTCGCCCTCAGTGCCAAGGGGGCCGGGGTGATCTACCAGATCACCAAGCTTCTTGCGACGGCCGCCCGCGGCCGCCACGACAAGAAAACCAACCAACCGGCGGGAATCACCCGCGAGGCGTTGCACAAGAAGCTGATCGCCCATTTCCCGGATCGGGACGTTGCCAAGATGTGGACCACGGTGAACAACCAGGTCCCGTCGCGGCTTCGCCTCGTCCGCGGCCTCGACGTGCGCCGCAACGAGAATACGGGGGGCTACTACCTCGTGGGGGACGCCCCGAAACCGGTGAAAACCGCACCCGCGAAAGGAAAGAAGTAACCCGCCGCCGGGCGATGATTCCCCAAACCGATTCCCCAACGAGGACCGCCCCCGTGTCCGTACCCGTCAGCCGCTCCGAGTTCCTTGTGCTTCTCGAAACCGTTCAACCGGGGCTTTCCTCGAAGGACGTGTTCGAGCAAAGTTCGTGTTTCGTGTTCGACAACGGGTGGCTTTGCACGTTCAACGGTGAGGTGGCGTGCCGTATCCGGTCCACGCTGCCGGACGAGTACACGGGGGCGGTGGACGCCGCCCCGTTGGTGGCAGCCCTTCAAAAGCTCGGCGGTGAAACCGTCGAGTTGGAACTCACCGACCGCGAGTTGGTGGTGTCCGGCGCGTCTGGTGCCCGCGTGGGCGTCCGGCTTCAGGCCGAGGTGCGGTTGCCGATCGAGCAAATCGAAAAGCCGGGGCAGTGGTTGGATCTTCCGGAGGATTTCACCAACGCGGTGGAAATCGTGCAGGAAACGGCGGGCACGCAACGCGATCAATTCATCGCCCTGTGCGTTCACATGCATCCGAAGTGGTTGGAATCGTGCGATCGGTGGCAGGCCACGCGGTACCGCATCCGCCTCGGGCACCAGGCCCCGTTCCTGGTGCGGGCCGCGTCCCTCAAGCACGTGGTTCGGTTCGGGATGCACCGCATGGCCGAGGCCGAAAACTGGGTGCATTTCCGCAACAAATCCGGTTTGATCTACTCCCTACGCCGGTTCGCCGAACCGTACCCGGTGGAGACGATGGACGCCATGTTCAACGTCGCGGGCGACCCCGTCAATCTGCCGAAGGGAAGCAAACCCGCGGCCGAATTGGGCGGTGTGTTTTCCGGCGAGGACAAGGACAATGACAAGGTGACCGTCACCCTTACCCGCGGTCGGATGACGGTGCGGGGTGAGGGGGCCAAGGGGTGGGCCGAGGTGCCGTTGGAAATGCCCGGTTACAAGGGCGCGCCCGTTCAATTCCGAATCAGCCCCAAGCTGCTGGGGGTGGTGACGGACAAATACAACGAATGCGAAATCGCCGGGGACAAGCTGATCGCCGAGGGCGAACGGTGGTGCTACGTCACCGCGTTGGGGCCGGTGGACGAGAAGCCCAAGTCCAAGGCAGCCCCCAAGGCGTCCGAACCTGAACCGGAGCCGGAATCCAACGACCCCGAGGAGGTTTTCTGATGTTCGGGCTCGGACGCCGGAAAATGGTCGCCCTTCGGTCCCGCGATGGTTCCGAAATCGTGTTGAACACCGCGGACGTATCCGCCGCACGATACGACCCCGCCGACGGCGTTGTAGATGTGCAGGTGGGCGCGGCGTCGTACCGGTTCCACGGAATGACCCCGCTGGATTGGGCGAATCTGAAGAAGCGGTTGGGGGTGTGATGGACGGATTCTTCTCCCGTTCCGAAATGATGCGCGTCCGCGCCCCGTCCCTGCCCGTAGCGCAGTGCGGGGCGTGCGGCCTCTATCGGTCCTGCCGTTCCCCGAAAATGAAGGTGGCCGGACGCGGTGCCCGCCGGATTTTGGTGGTGGGCGACGCCCCCGATTCCCACGAGGACGAACGCGGTGAGCCGTTCACGGGTAAATCGGGCCGGTACCTCGAACGGGTGATGGACGACCTGGGTGTGGACCTTCACCGGGATTGTTGGCTGACGAATGCGGTGATTTGCCACCCCGGCGGGCAGGTGCCCGAGCGGGCGGTGGAATACTGCCGTCCCAACGTGGTGCGAACCATCACCGACCTGTCCCCCGATACGGTGATTCTGCTGGGCGGGGAGGCCGTAGAAGCGGTGATCGGGCACCTGTGGAAGGAACACCCCGGCGGGGTGCGCCGTTGGGCGGGCGTCCGCATCCCGTCCGTGCAGCTTAATTCGTGGGTGTGCCCCACCTACGACCCGTTGTATCTGGCCCGGATGGAAGAAGCGGTGTTGGACCGCGAGTTCGAGGCCCATATCCGTCAGGCGGTGTCGGGGCGGGGCCGCCCGCACCCCAAGGGGCCGCCCGATTACGCCGCCCGGTGCGAGGTGGTGTTGGACCCGAACGAAGCCGCTCGGCGGTTGAATCGAATACGGGACGGGCTGATTGCGTTCGACTACGAAACCGACCGGTTGAAACCCGACCATCGCGATTCGTGGCTCGTGTGCGCGTCCGTGTGCCACAACGGAACCGGGGCGTTCGCGTTCCCATGGCGGGGGGCCGCCGTGGACGCCATGCGGGACGTGCTCACCGATCCCGGCGTGAAGAAATCCGGTGCGAATATCAGCATGGAGCACGGGTGGACGTATCGGCAGTTGGGGGTGTGGGTTCGGGGGTGGGTGTGGGATTCGGTGACGGGGGCGCACGCCCTGGACCCGCGTGGCGGCGGCGAGGGCGACAAGGGAGCCGGTGGTGGGGAAAACACGTCGCTCAAGTACCAGGCGTTCGTACGGCTGGGGGTGCCCGATTACGCCGGACACATCAAGCCGTTCCTGTCCGCGGACGACGAGGGCGGCAACGCCGTCAACCGTATCCGGGAAATCGATCTGCCCACGTTGTTGCGCTACAATGCACTAGACTCCCTTGTAGAGTATCACGTAGGGGAGCATCAACGGAGGGAGATGGGGTATGACTTGCGAGAAATGGCGGCCCATTAGGGGGTTTGAGGGCTACTTCGAGGTTTCTGACCAGGGGCGTGTACGGAGTGTGCAGGGCGCACGGGTTCGTCGCTACCCCAATATGCCGCGTCTTTTGAAAACGAGGGAAGTGGGGGCCGGTTATTTGGCGGTGGGTCTCATCGTTCGGGGGCATCCTCGGGGACCCGCCACCCGATATGTTCACCGCGTGGTGTGGGAGGCGTTTAACGATGTGATTCCGCGGGAAATGGAAATCAATCATCTCAACGGGAACAAGCACGATTGTCGTCTTGAAAATCTTCAACTGGTGACTCACGCGGAGAACATGAGGCATGCGGTGGCGGCGGGGTTGGTGCGTGTACTCGCGCCAGGGACGGCCAACGGCACCGCGGTACTGGATGAGAGTCGGGTGAAGGCCATGCTGAACGATTTGGCCCGCGGAGTGACGGGAGTCGCCTGTGCAAGAAAATACGGGGTGTCCCCCCAGACCGTGTCGGAGATTCGACGAAATCGGATTTGGAAACACGTCCCTCGTCCGGAGGTCTAATGCCCAAGTTCAAAACCACACCGGACGCCGCCCGCCTCCTGATCGAGGGGCAGATCGCCCATTGCGAAATCGAACGGGCGGGCGTTCGTGTTGACGTGGACTATCTCGACCGCGCCCTCGACGAAACGGCGGACGAGATTCGTGAATTGGAGGAACGGCTGCGAGCTGACGACGTGTACCGCGTTTGGCGGCGGCGGTTCGGCGAGGGCACCAAGTTGGGGGCACCGGCCCAGTTGTCCGCCGTGTTCTTCCAGGAGTTGGGGTATAAGGCGCGTTCGTTCACCGACGGCGGGGCGTCCGGCAAGGGGGAAATCCGGGCCAAGGCGGACGAGGCGGCGTTCGAGGGCATTGACCACCCCTTCGTGAAAACGTGGTTTGAGGCGGCCCACGTCCGCAAGGCCCGCAACACGTATCTGATGGGCATCAAACGGGAATTGGTGGAACACGACGACGGGTGGTACATTCATCCGTCCTACGCCCTCAACCGCGCCCGTACGTTCCGCCCTGCGTGCCGGATGCCGAACTGGCAGAACCAGCCGTCCCGGAACCCGGTGATGGCGGAACGGGTGCGGCGGTGCTACATCCCGCGGGACGGAAACCAAATCGTTGAAATCGACTATTCCCAGGCGGAAGTCAAGGTGGGGGTGTGTTACCACGAAGACGAAAACATGATCAAGTACGTCACGGATTCCCGCCGGGACATGCACCGCGACGCCGCCGCCAAATTGTTCTTCCTAAGCACCGCCGAGGCGGCCCATAAGCCGGTTCGGGCTGAGGCCAAGGGCGGGTTCGTGTTCGCCGAGTTCTACGGTTCGTATTACGTTCAGGTGGCCCGTGCGATTTGGGACGCCCTGGCGTTGGGGCTGACGTTGGCGGACGGCACCGATCTGCGGGACCGGTTGGCCCGCCACGGAATCACCAGGCTGGGGGCGTGCGATCCCAAACAAAAGCCCGAACCGGGCACGTTCGAGGCCCACGTACAGGCAACGGAATCGTGGTTGTGGGATACCATGTTTCCGGGATACAAGCAGTGGAAACGCGACTGGTACAACGCCTACCTTCGGAACGGCGGCTTCCAAATGCTGTCCGGGTTCGCGGTGAACGGGTTTCTGTCCCGGAACGACGCCACGAACTACCCGATTCAGGGGGCGTCATTTCATTGCCTTTTGTGGGCGTTGCCCCGCATTCAGGCCGAACTCAAGCGGAAGCGGATGAAGTCCCGGATTGTGGGCGAGATTCATGATTGCTTGGTTGCGGACGTGCCCCCCGGCGAGTTGCAGGAGTTTGTTGAGATTTGCCACCGGATTATGACGGTGGACATCGCGAAGGAGTGGCGATGGTTGATTGTGCCGCTGGAGGCGGAATGCGAGGCGGCCGATGTTGACGCCAGCTGGTTCGAGAAGAAGGCGTACGTGAAACTCGACGGTGTGTGGCGTCCCAAACCCAAGAAGGTAGCATGAGCCGCAACGCCATATTGACCGGTTCCCGTGCGTACGGAACGCCGGGGCCGGATTCGGACACGGATCTCGTGGTGTTGGTATCGGCGGGTGATTTGATCGAATTGTGCCGGGCGGCCGGGATGCCGCCCCCGACGGCGGAATCGGTGTCGTTGCGGTTCGGCAAACTCAACCTGATTTGCACGGCGTCCACCGAGTGGTTCAATTCGTGGGAAGAGGGCACCGAGGCGTTGCGAGCGCAGGCCCCTGTGAAACGGTCTGACGCCGTGAACACGTTCCAGAGCATTTGGGTACGACGTGGATTGCGCGGCCACGGGTATTGAATCGCTCGAGCGGCGGCGATGAGGGAACCACCGCTACGGAGGTTGATTGTGTCGCACGAACTGTACAAACTGCACCGCCCGGAACGGATCGAGGACGTGGTGGGGCAGACCGCCGCCGTCAAAGCGTTGCGGGGATTCAAGAAGTTGCCGCACGCGATCCTGTTCCACGGCCCGTCGGGCACGGGCAAAACGACTATGGCACGCGCCCTCGCCCGCGAACTCAAATGCCCGCCCGAAACCCGGTTCGACTATTCCGAATTGAACTGCGCCACCATGGACCCGATGGAAACGATTCGGGACATCGGGGGGCAGTTGGACACCAAGCCGCTCGGCACCCCGGTCCGGGTGTGGGTGTTGGACGAGGTGCAGTCGCTGTCCCGTGCCCGGTTCGCCCAGGAGGGGTTGTTGAAGATCCTCGAGGACGTGCCCGCCTACGTCTATTTCTTCCTCTGCACCACGGACCCCAAGAAAATCCTGCCCGCGGTGCGGAATCGCTGCACCGAAATCCCGGTCAAAGCGGTGGCCGCCAAGGATCTGGCCGCCCTCGTGAAATCGGTGGCCCGCAAGGAAAAGTTGGTGGTGGGGGACGAGGTGGTCGAGCGGATTGTGGACGCGGCGGACGGTTCTCCCCGCCGCGCCCTCGTACTGCTGGACAAAGTCGCCGGTGCCGCCGGGGACGAAGACCGCCTCGAAATGATCGGCCGCACCGGTGCCGAAAAGGGCGCGTTCGATCTTGCCCGCGAGTTGATCTACTGTCGCGGAACGCCGGTGTGGAAGAACGTGGCGTTGGTGTTGGCGGCCCTCGAGGACGAGGAGCCAGAGGGGATTCGCCACATGCTGCTCGCGTGTGCCCGCAAGGAATTGCTCAAAAAGGGAACGCCTGCCGCGTTCGTGGTGATTGACACGCTTCGCGAACCGTTCTTCGATTCCAACTCGGGCAAGGCGTTGTTGGCCGCCCGATGCTGGGACATTTGCGACCTCCTGTCCCGGAAGAAGTGATGGCGAACGAACCGGAAAACCCGTTCGAGATCGACGAGGGGCGGTTGGACTGGGAATGGCTTCGCCAGGCCCGGTTGTCCCGTGCCGCCGGGGTGCGGGAAGCGGACGCCGCCCACGAATTGGCGAAAGCCAAAGCCCGGTTGGGCGTGGTGGCGGCCCAGGTTCGTGCGGACATTCGGGCGAACCCGGACGAATACGACCTGCCCGCCAAGCCCACCGTCGACGATTTGGCGGCCGCCGTGGTGATGGATTCCCGGCACGTGGAAGCGCAGGCGGTGGTCAACAAAGCGGAACACCTCGTTCATTTGTGCAAGGTGGATGTGGCGGCGATGGCTGATCGAAGACGGGCGTTGGAGCGGTTGGTGGAATTGCTGTCAATCGACTACTACGCCGAACCGCGAGCCAAGTCCGCGGGTTCCTACCGGGCGCGGGAAAACGCCGGTAAGGAGTCCGCCCGCGGGCCGGTTCGCCGACAAACGGAGCAGCCATGACGACGCCGATTTTCTTCGATCTCGACGGGGTGTTGGCCGGGTTCGTCCACGGGGCACATTCCTACTGGTCCGCCGCCGGGCGGAAGGGGCTCCCCGCGGTGGACGAGGTGCAGTGGGGCATCGAGGAGCAGTTCGGGTTCGGGGACGACCCCGAACGGTTCTGGGAGCCGTTCGGCTACGAGTTCTGGGCCGGGCTGCCGGTGTTGGCCGACGGGATGTCGTTGTTCCGTTCGGTGGCCTCCCGCCACGGGGCCGGTTTGCGAATCCTGTCCACCCCGCACAACGTCCGGGGGTGCCGCGACGGGAAGTACGATTGGGTGAAAACCCACCTCCCGCGGTACGCCGATTCGCTATTCCTCGGGAAGAACAAGTCGGAAATTGTCCACGGTGCCGCGGTGCTGGTGGACGACCACGGGGAAAACATCAAGAAGTGGAAGCATGCCGGTGGCCGCGGCGTGTTGATTCCGCGGCCGTGGAACGAACGCAAGTACGAGTGCCACCCTGGGGGGCACTTCGACGTGCCTTCGCTTTACGCCGAAATCATGGCCCACGCCCAATGACGGGCCGATGACTCGCTCACACCAATCGGAAGGAGTGTTCGCAATGGCAGACCGAGACCGTGACGACCGGCGACGCCGGGTAGTGGACGCCGGGCGTCGCGTGACGGAGCATAGCTCCGGCGACCGCCAGGCCATCACCATCCCCCGCGGGATGGGCATGTTCCGCCCCAAGGAGAAGGGGGCGTACCGCCTCGAGGTGATTCCGTTCGAGGTGGGCAAGCGGGCGAACGATTACAAGCTCCGCAAGTACGCCGAACCCGGCGACTTGTACTTTGAACGGACCTACTTCGTTCACAGCGGGATCGGCGTCAACAACGACACCTACACGTGCCCCGCCAAGACGTTCGGGAACCCGTGCCCGGTGTGCGAAGAACTGGCCCGTCTTCGCAAGGGGAAGCAGGACAAGGAGACCGAGGAAACGATCAAGTCGTTGGTGCCCCGTGAACGGCAGTTGTTCCTGATCGTCGATTGCGACGAGGAGGAAAAGGGCGTCCAATTGTGGGAAGTGTCCTACCGCAACTTCGGACGGCAGCTCGAGGACAAGATCAACAACGCGGACGACGAGGATCGCGCCCGCTACCGCCGGTTCGCCGATCCCGAGGAGGGCAGCACCCTCAAGTTGGCCGCCACGGAGGAACGCATCGGCCGCGTGGCGTACCTCGAGTTTTCGGTGGACGAGATCCGCGACCGCAAGCGGCCGTTGGATCCGGATTGGCTGGACCACGGCGTTTGTCTCGACGACGTGGTGCGTGAACCGTCCTATGACGAGCTCAAGAAAGCGTTCCACGCGGCGGGCGACGACGACGAGCCCCCGCGGGACACCCGGCGGGGCGGTGACGAACCCCGGCGTGGGCGTGACGAGGAGGAACCGGCCCCGCGCCGCCGGGCGGCCGAACCGGAGGAACCCCGCGGTGGGCGGCGTGCCGCCGAACCGGAACCGGCCCCGCGCCGAACCGAATCCGCCGCAACGGTGAAGGTGGGCGACGAAGTCGAATGGGAATACCGCGGGAACACCCTCCGGGGAACCGTGGTCAAAGTCGACGATGAGAAGGAAGTGGCGACGATCGAGGTGGAGGGCCGGGAACGTCCCGCCATCGAGGATCTCCGTGAGTTGCGCGTGGCCGCCCCCAAGTCCGAGTCGGAACCGGCCCCGCGCCGCCGGGCCGCCGAACCGGAGCCGGAACCCGAACCGGCCCCGCGCCGCCGGGCCGCCGAACC